AAGAAGGTATCCCCATCGCACACCAGGTTAGAACTGCTATTAATGAATATATAAAAAGTTAATCAGGTGTTGGATCAAAGTAAATAATTTCATCAAAGGATTCAATGATTTCATAAAGATCATCTTCAAAGCTGAAAACCTCCCAATCTCTGTCAGGTGGACTTTTTTTCAATTCATTCTTGATATATTGATCAAGAGAATCTCTGATTTCTTCCAGTTTAGTTTTCATTTTTTAATCTCCATATAAGGTGTTTTAGTTTCATATAAATCTTTATTATGATCCCACCAAAGATCGATAATAATCTGGATTGAGATTATAATCTTTAGCTAATTCTTTAGCAGCATCAGAACAATGCTCTTCAAACTTTTCATTGACAAAAAGATTGTCATTAGTCTCTAAAGTTTGCTGTTCCAGTGGGTTGTCAATCATTTTCGTTAGCGAATTCGTGTTTAAAATTGTTTGAGTAACTTAAGTAAATCATTTCTTAAATTACGTTTTAATGTTGGATCAGTTTCTGTATCATAATCTTTTTCAAGATCTGCAATAAGACGTTTCTTGAGCTGGATTTTAATCTGTCTTTCAGTTTCAATAATGCAAGCACCTGAAACGAAATCTTCATCTTGTAATTGATCCTGTGCAACTTTGTAATATGTATAAAAAGTTGATCTATGCACACCTGGATAATCATTAACCATTTTGTCAATAATTTCAGATCTTTCCAAATCATCTCCTATACATTCTTTAATTGCTGCAATACAATCTTCTCTAGATTCATTTTTATTCATTAATCAACCTCATACTCATAATCAGGTCTATACGGAATATAATCAGACCAAATATCCTTATTTAAATTTTTATCTATATAATCTTTATTTGGATTGTTCCATTCTTCTATATTATTTCTTTTAAAAATAATAAAAAAGTAATGTTGTAATCTATTCCAGATACTTGTTGATTTTATAGGTTTAGATATAAAACAGGTTTCCTTTGCTACTCGTCTATGTTCCTGGTAATTATCCCATAAACCCATAGATAGACCATCGGTAGTTTTTATACTTTTAACATTTTCGTCTTTATCGTAAAAAACCCAATCAAAAGAAGTTTTCATATTTTTGCGAGCAAATTTTTCAAACTTCAATGCATCTTCCTTAGTTTCAAACTTGTATCGATTTCTTTCGATAAAAGTGCCATAAACGTAATATGTCATTATTTTTTATCCTCCTGTGCAAATAACTTGTCATATTTTTTAGATAACATCTGTTCATCTTTTTTGTTTTCATTCATAATTAAATGATATAAGGTTATGTATGTATGATATCATATTATTAGTATACTAATCAAATTTGCCTTTAATATGAGCTACATAAAACAATTCATTCATGATCATGACATTCATGACGATAAGCAGCTTAAACAGCACTTAACCAAGATAAATAAATCTAAATTAGATAATAAAAATTTAGATATCCTGATTAACTTACTTTTAATTAATTACTTAAGATCTAAACACTAACTAGTTTTTTATTACGTTTAATAAGTTTTAAAGCCTCTGCACTTGCTGTATTTTTTTCTTGCATCCCATGTAATAGCAATGCAAAGGGTTTATTTCCAAAACATAAACTGTCATCTTTATCTATTTTTAAACCAAGTCTTATTGCTTCATCTTCACTAAATACAACTTTAGAATATTTAGGAAAATATCCTTGATCAATCAAATAATCAAATTTTGATCCATAAGACGCTACCATATAAAAATTATTAGGTAGTAACACTTCTAAGAAAAAATTAAGTGATTTACTATAACAATAAAATTTAAGATCTTTATTCAACTTGGCTACATTTAACCAGGCCTTAAGGTAAATAATATTAAAGAAATCCCCGCTCTCATGTATCCTGACTTTAGTAATATTTTTTCTATTACTTTGAATAGATTTATTAATTAAATCAGTTAATCCGTTTAAATCTTTTTTAATAACATAACTGTTAATTAAATCAAAGTTATATTTTCTACTTTTAAAGACGTTAGGATAACGTAATTCTTCACTAGCGGCAAAGCAAGTAAATAAACTTTGATTTCCTCGGTTTAATATTCTTTTATCATTCTTAAGAGTTACAAAAGCCTTGCAACTATTAGCACCTGGACAAGTGATCCCCGCCGGGAGACTAATAATTAAAGTATCTTTCGATAACTTTTTATTACCTTTTGAGAATTTTAATTTTTTCATTTTTTATTATCTCCTTAAATAAACTTATCTTTGTTTACATCGATAACAGCAACTTTTTTTAAATTGCTATATCTAACATTTAAAAAACCTACTTTAAAACGTTTAGCAGCTTTTTTATTTACATATGCACCTGAACTTATACCTAAGTTTTGAAAGTCTTTATTAGAGTTATAATGCTCTAATATCTCTTTTTTACTTTTAAAGTCAGTACTATAAGCACCTGAAACAGTTAATGTGTGATTCATTTTTTTAATTAAATAAAGTGTTTACGGCCTTTAACCCTAAACGCCTTTAACGGCCTTTAAGATTTCCAGGTTTGTTGAAACTAAAATAAAATAGTTTCATAAAAGGTTATTTAATAACCCTTTAAGCAACTATTATTATTTTTATTTTTCTAATTCTTTTATTTTTTCAATAACTTCTTCTATGGTTTTAAAACTTATTGAATCCTTACTAGTAAATACATTTTCACATAATTCAAATCTATTAAATAATTCTTTATCAAAATCATATATATCTGAATTAGGGAAATATACTGTCATTACATGATCATTGCTAATATTTCTACTTGCACTTGCTGTTAAATCATTTCCATAACAAGAATCATACCAATCTGAACTTAAACTATCTAATAGTTTTTTCATTAATGGTTTATATAATTTAGGATTATGATAATCATATATAGGTTGTATATAATTCATATCTTTACACCTCTATCTTCTAAAGTTTCAACTATTCCACATAATCCAATTTCTTGGTCTTCTAATAGTTCTAAATATTCAAATAATATTTCCCCTAAATATTCTTTATCTTTAAAAGAATAATTATATAACTTTTGAATAATATCTTCTTTATCAACTATACCCCAACATAAAACCATACTACCAAAGTCATAAAATTCTTTATTATCAATAATTACTTTATTCTTTTTCTTATCACAAAATTCAATGATTTCTTCAATCATTTCTTTTGTATTAGTTTCTTTATTTGTATAATATTCAACTATTTTATCAAACTCTTTTTCTTCAAATTTTGGACATTTCCAACTGTTCCACGATTGTTTAATATCATAATATCCTCTAAAGTTAGGACTTTCAGAATCTAACTTGTTACCACATGGTAAATAAAAATAAGCTTGTTTCATTGGTTTAATTAAATAATTTTGTATAAAAAAAAGTAAGTCAATTAAGACTTACTTATTGGATGATTAATTGATTCTTTTTTTAACAAGTCATCTTCTGTTATTTTAAATAACTTGTCAAAAATTTTGTCAAATTTTTCTTCATTAAGTATGTAGTCAGCAGAATGACAAACTACTTGAACTAATGAATTATATTCTTTTGAACTTAGATACTTCATAATTAAATTTGATTTAATAGTGTTTGCACTTGATTGGTTCTTTCTTCCAATCTTGTTTGTAATGTTCTTGTAATTACTAATCCTTGCCAAAGAAGAATTAAAAAACAACTTAAAAAAATAATTGTTCTAGTCATTTTTTTTAGTCTCCTTTTTAGTTTGCTTGACGCTTTTAATAAAAGCTTCTTTAATTTCTTTTTCGTTTGCTTTGGTTAAATCTAACTCAATAGATTCTTCTTCTCCAAAGGTTTCAAAAATAATACTTGGCATGAGTTTAATTAAATAATTTTAATGTGTTTAGCTTTATTAACTCTGTAAGAGTGTTTAAGCTTAGATAACTGTATTTAACTTAGAAAGATAATTACAGCTGTTAGAAAGGATTTAAGAACTAGTAAAGTATTAAACCCTATGTATTAATGATATCATATTATATCAGTTATGCACAGAGATTTTAAGAAAATATTTTATTTATTTTTTTGGTATGGGGTAGGGTACAAAAATTTTTTTGGCCTGGAACGTGCGTGGGTAACTTAAATATATTCTGAGAATCTTTATTGCTTTGGTTCTATGCGAATTGCAAGTTCAGGAGCTTGAATGTTAACAGTTTCTACGGATTCACCTACAACTTTTCCTAGGCTATCAAGAATTTGTGCAGCTGTTTGAAGTTGTCCTTTTGATATAGCTTTGTTGAATAGACGCATACGCATTGCTTGTAGACGAGGAATCATTTTATCTCTTTCTTTAAGCCAATCTTCATCATTCCATTCTTTAACTTTTTTCCAATCTTGCCAGCCTGTAACTAAAGATATGCCTTCTTTTTGAGAATGTTCTATGACTAGTTGTCTAGTAGTCTTACCTTCTAGTTGTTTTGAATATAATCTTTGGCAACGAGCTTCTATAACTGCTCTGGAGTTGGAGCCTCCTGTATATTTTTGAACACGAGGTTTACGTTGAGGAGCTGGAAGATCGTAGTTTAAATTATTTATGAAAGATTCAGCCACGATAAAGATTGTGATGGGGGTTATTATTTCGATAATAGCCTTAAAAGTATAAAATGCGAAAGAAAATGAGTAATATTATGAAAAAAGGGTAATATGAGCCTAAATGAGGTCAGTTTAAGATATGCACAGGGGGAGGTGTTTAATAGTGAGAAAAGATTTAGGGTGTTGGTTGCTGGAAGAAGGTTTGGGAAAAGTTATTTAAGCTGTATTGAGTTGCTTAGAGGAGCAATTAGTAGACCAGGTGAAGTTTATTTCTATTGTGCTCCTACATATCGTATGGCAAAGGATATTGCATGGAAGGAATTGAAGAGATTAGTGCCTAAAACTTGGATTCAGGCAAAAAATGAAACAGATTTAAGAATAGATCTGATAAATGGATCAAGTATTGAGTTGAAAGGTACAGAGAATGCTATGGCATTGAGGGGTAGAAGTTTGGCTGGTGTTGTATTGGATGAAGCAGCATTTATGGAACGTGATGTATGGGCAGAGGTTATTAGACCTGCATTGGCTGATAAACAGGGTTGGGCATTGTTTATCAGTACACCTGATGGTACTGCCAGTTGGTTTTATGATATGTGGTGCTTTTGTGGTGAGCAGGAGTGGGATGATTGGCAAAGATGGAGCTTTACAACTATTGAAGGGGGTAATGTAAAGGAAGAGGAAGTTGAAGCAGCACGAGGGCAATTAGACCCAAGAACATTCAGACAGGAATTTGAGGCCAGCTTTGAGAATCTTACTGGTTTAGTTGCTGTTAGTTTCAGTGATGAGAATATTGATAAGGAAGTGCAGGATCTACATATGATGCCTTTGTTATTGGGATTGGATTTTAACGTTGATCCTATGGCTGGAATCTGTGCTGTAAAGCATAATGATACACTATATGTTTTTGATGAGATCATGCTGACAGGAGGTGCTACCACTTGGGATTTTGCAGAGGAAGTTGTCAGAAGATATGGTGTTGATAGAAGAGTGATTGCCTGTCCTGACCCTACTGGTAGTGCAAGAAAGACAAGTGGGGTTGGAGTTACTGATCATACGATCTTAAGAAGAAATGGTTTTACTGTTATGAGTCCTAAATCACCTTGGAGGATTAGAGATAAAATTACTGCTGTAAATACTGCTTTGTATGATGCCGATGGCACAAGGAGAACTTTGATACATCCAAGATGTAAAGAATTGATAAAAGCACTAAGAACTCTTACATATGCACCAAATACTGGTTTACCTAATAAAAACTTAGGTGTAGATCACGCATTTGATGCTTTTGGTTATCTTTGTCTGCAACAATTTAATTTGGCAAAACCAGAGACACTCGGTCAAACTTCGTTTAGAATATACTAAGAACAACCTAATTCTTACTATGTACCATTCTACTACTAAGAAAAAGAAGAAAAAAAAGAAAGGCGGGAAGAAAAGATGCAGTTGTGGCGGTAAATAATGGGTAAATTATGTGCTAGAGGTAAAGCAGCAGCAAAACGTAAATTTAGGGTATATCCTTCTGCTTACGCTAATGCTTATGCCGTAAAAGTATGTAAAGGAGATGTAAAAGGGCCAGACGGCAAGAGAAGAACTGCTTCTGGTTATAGTAAGAGCAAGAAAAAGACTACGAGGAAAAAACGTGGCTAGGCATAGCGGTCTTAAACGCTGGTTTAAGGAAAAATGGGTTGATGTAAAGACAGGAAAACCTTGTGGCCGTCAAAAAGGTGAAAAACGAGGCTATCCAGCTTGTAGACCTAGTAAACGTGTATCAAGTAAGACACCTAAGACTACTGGAGAAATGTCAAGTAGTGAAAAAGCACGGTTTAAGCGTGCCAAAACAGGTAGTAAGAAGATAACATATCAACATAGACGCCAAAAATCCACCAAAAGGAGCAAAAAATGACTGAAATCACAGATGAAATGCTTGACATCATCGAAAAAGTCAAAGGAAAACGAAATCCTGCACTTTGGGACCCTAGATGTGAACAATATATGAGAAATAACACGAAAGGTACTGTAAAAAAGTCAACTACAAGTTAAACTATTTATAAATACTCTTTTTTCTTAGAATAATGGCATTTTTTCGTGGCGAAGAAGGCTCCGTAAAATTTAAAAACGGAGCTGGAACTACAGAGGCAGTAGTATCAACTACAGGTTGGTCACTTGACATAACAAAAGATACATTAGATGTAACTGCTCATGGAGCAACATCTAGATCATTTGTTGGTGGATTAATTTCTGGTTCTGGAACTATTGATTTTTTATATACAGCAGCCAGTGGTAATGAAACTGCAAACTTATTAGCTGATGTTTTAACTACAGAAGATGCTGCTGATGCACAGTTTCAATTATTT